ATATAAGGAGAACAATATGGCGGACAAAATGGTTAAAGCCGACGACGGCATTTCCGAAGTTCCAGCTCCTTCAGCACCTGAGGGTGGCAAAGCTGAACTAGATCCAAAGAAGAAAAAGGCAACTGCTGATTCTATGGAAAAAGTAAAAGCTGAAGAAGTTGAACAAGACCAAGAAGAGGAAGTTGTAGAAGAAATTGTTGTTGAAACTTCTGTCGCGTCTCTTTTCGAAGGTGAAGAACTTTCTGAAGAATTCAAGAATAAAATCGAAGTTGTATTCGAAGCTGCTGTTAGTGAAAGGGTTGCTAAAGAAACTTTAGCTATCGAAGAAAATCTAACTGAAACGTTGGAACACCAGCTTCAAGAATCTATCACCGAGCGTGTAGACGAAATTATTGAAAATCTTGATAAGTATCTTGATTACGTTGTTAAAGAGTGGATGGAAGAAAACGAAGTTGCTATTGAAGCCGGTATCAAGGTTGAAATGGCAGAGTCTTTCATGGGTGGTCTAAAGGATCTTTTCGAGCAACACAATGTTGAAATCGACGAAGAAACTTTTGACGCAGTTGCTTCTCTTGAAGAAGAAATCGAAAACCTTAGGAATGAAGCAAACGAACTTGTTGAAACAAACATCAAACTTCAAAAAATGCTTGATGAAGATGCAGCTGAAGACATTTTTGTTGAAATGACTGAAGGTTTAACAGATGTTCAAGAAGAACGTTTCCGCACTTTAGCAGAAAGTTTAAACAAATCTGACTTAGAAGCTTATGCCAAAAGCTTGAAAGTTATTAAAGAATCATTCTTTGCAGAATCAGCTGAAGAATTTACTTCTACCGATTCTGTATTGAAAGATAATCTTGGCGATGAAGAAGAAGTAGTGATTGAGGAAGACGTCCAAGCTCCCGCTTCAGAATACTCTTCCATCAATGCTCTTGTTGAGGCACTCAATACAAGAAAAGCAAACGCTTAATTGATGATTTTAAATTTATAAATAAAAGAAATACTTTATAACAAGGAGATAGAAATAATGTCAAAGACTAACTATCAACATCTTGTGGAAAAGTGGGGGCCCATTCTCGAGCACGAATCTTTTTCACCGATTAACGATAATCATAAAAAAGCTGTTACAGCTACTATCCTTGAGAACACTGAGCGTGCTCTCCTCGAAGGTGGTGATCTTTCAGCTAACATGACTTCATTATTGTCAGAAGCACCTACTAACGCCATTGGCGCTACTGGTGGTTTTACTGCTGGCGCTGCTGATGCTGGTCCTGGTGCAGGATATGACCCCGTACTGATTTCACTCGTTCGTCGCGCAATGCCTAATCTTTTAGCATATGACATCTGCGGTGTTCAGCCAATGACTGGTCCTACTGGCTTGATTTTCGCTATGCGTTCACGTTATAGCACTCAGGCCGGTAATGAAGCTATGTACAACGAAGCCGATTCAGACTTCTCAGGTACTGGTACACATAGTACTACTGGCACAGGTGGTACTGGTGTAACTGCAGGTACTGGTTTAGCTACGGCTGACGCTGAAGCACTAGGCACTGGCCTAGAAGTTGGCGGTACAGGTGCTGCTGGTGACCCAGTTGCTCCAGCAACTAATATGGCTGAAATGGCTTTCTCTATCGAGAAAGTAACTGTTGCTGCTAAGACACGTGCTCTGAAAGCAGAATACACCACTGAATTGGCACAAGACCTCAAGGCAGTCCACGGTTTAGACGCTGAAACGGAATTGGCTAACATCCTTCAGGGTGAAATCTTGGCTGAAATCAATCGTGAAGTTGTTCGTACAATTTACGTCACTGCTGAGCAGGGTGCAATTTCTACAGCTACTCCCGGTATCTTCGATCTCGACGTTGATGCTAATGGCCGCTGGTCAGTTGAGAAGTTCAAAGGCTTAATGTTCCAAGTTGAACAAGAAGCTAACGCTATCTCACGTGGTACTCGTCGCGGTAAAGGTAACATCGTAATTTGTTCTTCAGACGTCGCTTCTGCATTGCAAATGGCCGGTGTTCTCGATTATGCTCCAGCTCTTCAAAGCAATAATCTTCAAGTAGATGACACAGGTAACACTTTTGCTGGTGTCTTGAATGGTCGTATGAGAGTTTACATTGATCCTTATGCTGGTTCTAACTACCTCGTAGTTGGTTATAAAGGTTCAAGTGCTTTCGACGCTGGCCTCTTCTATTGCCCATACGTTCCTCTCCAAATGGTTCGCGCCATTGGTGAGAACAGCTTCCAGCCAAAAATTGGCTTTAAGTCTCGTTATGGAATCGTTGCTAATCCATTCGCTGAAGGTGCTGTTGAAACATCTCAGGGTCTTGGTGCTCTTAACGCTGACAAAAACAAGTACTATCGTCGTGTACGAGTTTCTAACTTGTTCTAAGATAGAAAAAATAAAAAGAG